CATATAGCCATTATTCGACGCCGATACCCATATATTTAAAACTTTAGTCATGAATGCTATCATCTTTTCGGGTATCTGTTTAGCTATCTCATAATCTTCAGCTATTTTTTTGATACCTTCATCATAAAAAGCTCTTATCGGGTTAGCTTTTTGCCATGTTTCCAAAGCTCCGGGGTCATCATCCTTATCGGCTTCGCAAATATCAATAAAATATTCGTCATTCTTGATATCTACATCTGGATCCAATACCTTTGAGCAATAGTCATATTCTTGCGTGTAACAAGGGTATGTTAAATCCTTGCCAGCTGTGGTGATTATTGTCAACATCGGCTCCTTGGTATTTGAGCCTAGACCCAAGTCGTAAAAATCAGTTGTCGGGTGCTGGTGGTATTCATCGAGTATCAAGCATGCAGGATTCGTACCATCTCCAGTCTTGCCGTCTTCTTTTGATAGCGGTTTTATAAAAGACCCTGTCTTTATATGGACTATTTCATCACGCTTAAAATTGAATTTTGACCTTAGAATTGAGCCTTTAGTCATTAAATTACATTCACTGAATACGATTTTTGACTGGTCCCTTTTTGTGCCTGCTGTATATACCTCATATGTCTCGTGATTCTTAGTGGCTTGTATAGCTGTTTCAAAAAGTGCCTCGCCTGCTTCCATTTGTGATTTGGCATTCTTACGTCCAACTTCTGTAAAGCTCTTCTTAAATCTCTTACGTCCCGTCTCTCTGTGTATCCAGCCATACAGCTGGCACGTTCTAAATTTTTGCCATGCCGTCAAAGTGATCGGCTTGCCCGCCAAAGCACCTTTTGAATGTTTCAATAAAGAAAACCATGTAACGATTTTATTTGCATTGTCCTCGCTCCAGATGTACGGAAAATCTGCTGTACCTACTCTATCTAGGTCATCAAGAAATCTTTTACATGCCCACTTATGCTTCTGCCCTGAAGGTATTTCATCTGCTAAACAACTTCTTGCATACTGCTTAATATCTTCCAAGTGGCTCATCTATATATCTCCAAATATCTGCATTAGGTTTTCTTCTTGCCCCTTGGCTTTTTCTGCTGCAATTTTCAACCTTGAACTTGCAGACATTCCCAAAGTACCACCTGCGGAGTCCATATCTTTCTTGAGCTTGTTTCCACCACTGGCTCGAAGTTTTTCTTTTTGATCTCTTTTGATGCCCTTATGTACATTGAGTAAGCATTGGCATAAACTATCATGCTGTTACGATCCAAATTTCCTATAATCTCTATGCTCTTCAGATTTTTGTGTATACGTTCGTATTCTTTTTTTGCTACTGTATCAATAAAGACCGAAGGGGGAACTTTTTCAAGCTCATCCTTATCGGTCTTTACAAGCGACTCTTCATATTCTCTTCTAGCTCTAACATCTTTCTTTATGTTACCTGTTTGCAACGAAATGATTTTTCTTGGTCTTGCCATCGTTCCTCCTTCCTGTTCTAGATTTTTTCCCACTTTTCTGGGGTTTTTAGAAATTTGTGTTTTGAAAGCTGGGGCAGCGGTCGTGAAAAATAGTTAAAAACTTCACAATATCCCCCTACCCTTGGTCGTGCTATCAGTAACATTTGTTACTAATAGTTTGTATATTTAATCAATGATTTAAGCTTTGCTTGTGTTTCTTCCTTGCTCTGCTGACTCTTGCGATACAGGGTGTGTATTTCGTCATGACTTGACCTAGACAAAGGAATAAGATTGTCTTCTACATAAAAAAGCCCCGGCTCTTCTTCAGCTGTAACTATGTGATGAACTGTAGTCGCATACTCTATACATCCATGCATTAAAGCCCAAGGGTCTAATCCGTTGTATCTCGCAATTATTACACTTCGCAGTGCTTGCCATCTTGCCCCCTTGTATAATTTTCTTGTTCCTGCTGCTGGTGGGTACTCCCTTTTAAATCCGCACCCGCACTTCTTCCCAACTTCATGCCTTTTACCGCAGTGTGCACATCTTTTATATATCATCTAACAATCCCTTTTCTTTACATTGTAGTAACAAAAAAGACCATATACAAATGTATACAGTCTTTTCCATTATTACTATTCTGTTTTATTTTCTTCGCTTACTGTCTCAATGAACTCCGTCATCATCTTAGTAAGCTGACTTGCTTGACTTACTCCTGTTTTTTTACAAGCCTCTGCGAATAGTTCTATAACTTCACGTTTAAGCTTGTAACTCTTGGATATAAGCCCTATTTTAGCTTCATACTTCCTTGTCGCTTTCGATTGTGTAGACATAACTATTTCCTCTTTTCTTTATATTCCAATATCAAATGATACACTAACTTGCCGATATTGAATATAACTATAGCTATGCCTCCATAAATCAATATGTCAGCTATTATATTTAATATTCTCAGCATTTACTTTATTGGGACTATGTGTTATTATTTTTTATATGGGAGCTTGTTTCCAAGCCCCCTGTGCTTGCTACTTGCGGAATAGCCAATGCTTGATAGCTTCACCTATCAGTGTGGATATTACTCCGCTAGCAACTCCCGTTAGAATTTGTTTAATCCAACTTCTGTCGGGAGTTTTTCTTTTTCTGCTACGTCCCACTTTCTCACCTCCTTTCTACATTTATAATTATACTATAACGTGTACGTTATGTCAATAGTTTTATAAAATATTTTGGAGGTTTTTATATTTATTTTTACTGTTTCAGCAAACAAAAAAGACAGCCTATTGACTGCCTTTCCTGTGCCGTAATCCATGTTTTTAGGAGGTAAAAGAACTTACTTACACTTTTACTGATACTAGTATAACACACTTGACAGTATCATTGGGTATCATCTTGGTATCATTTGGTATCAACTTTTATTAACCCTGAAAAATGAAGTAATGCTGAATTGTAAACCCTTTTTATATGGGGATAAGAGTATTCCAGCTCTTTTGCTATTTCGCCCAACTTCTTATATTCTATATACCTTTTGCAAAGAACTTTAATTTGTGTCAAATCATCAAGGCTATATATTCTGTCTACAATTTTGCCTCTCTCAATCCTGAGATTATCAATCTGTTCTTCCATCTCCATAACTCGCTCTATACTCCTAGTAAAACTAGCGTCTTTCTGTGGACTTGTCTGCACACGTTCTTCAGATAGGTTCTGAGAAGGTAAAGCCGGCAAGGTGTCACGGAATGAATTTAGCTCATCTTTTTTACTTTCTATCAGCATGTCAAGTTTTTCAATTCTGCTTAAGTATTGTTTTACTGTCAATTAGTTACCTCCCTTATCTAGTTCTTTCAAACTTTACACCACATTTCTCATAGACAAGTGCTTGATATTCTTCCAGCGTGATTTTGCCATCTGAAAAGCTTTCATATTCATTAATCATGTGCTCTACAAATTCAGGCAATTCATTTTCTGCTGTCCAGCCGTAATTGTCACACAATACTTTGACTGGAATTGATAGCAATAGTACCAAGGCATTGTCTACGCCTTCAATTACAGCCTTTTTCTTCATGGTCATGTAATCCTTAGGCTTTATTTGATATACAGGCTTTTTTCTCATAGGTATGCCTGATTTAATCTGGTTTCTTCTTTGCAGCAAACTCCGTTAAATGGCTCGTAATGCTTACAGTTTTTACATTTCCAAACATTCTCATACCACCAATGGGAAAATTTATCTTTACTCCCTTCCACTTATTCCTCCTGTTTCTGCGGAAACTCAGGGATATCTAGCTTTGTTGCAATTTCTGCACCGCAGGCAGCATATCCAGCTAAATCTACCCAACTGTCTAAGTCTGCAAACTTACTGCTTTGCAGCCTAGCCATCTTAAAAAGACACATCATGGCTGCCACATCCACCGCTTTAATATTTATGCCTAGATACTCCGTCCAGTATCTAGCAATTGCGGCAAAGTTGTTTTCCGGCTTGCCGTACTTTAGATCTCTGTCACCATTTACGCATTTTTCTGCTTTTTGCAATAACTCTTTTCTTGTCATTTCTTATACCTCATTTCCCCAACAATCCCAACCTGTAACCTCTTGCCTTGCAAATAGTTCTATTCTCGGCAAATCTCCCACAAGGTCGAGTATTCTATCTCTTACAATATCTGGTTTCTTACTATGCTGTTCAATTCGTGATTGCACAATTTGATGTACAGCATGGCTTTTAACTATATTCTTAGCCTTTGTATTCTTGCTGATACCTAACAAGCAAACCTCAGCATTAGCCCGTGTGTATGCTCCCATACCCCAGAAAAAGCTATCCGATTTCTTGTTATGCTTAATCCATACAAAGGCAGCAGTTTTATAAATAAATCCCCATGACTCCATTACCTTGATGGTTTCGGTTATATTTGGAAATGTAGACCACATAAATATAATTGCATTATCTGTGGCTATATTTTTTATTGGCAAGGCACATATATCTTCCGTACTCATGGTCTGGTAATGTTGCTTTGCCATGCCACGGCTATTTGCCTTACTTCCGGATTGCTTATATTCCCACGGCGGGTCTGCATAAATTATTTGATACTTGTTGTTTGTATTAAAGATATCTACTTTCATGCCTGTACCTCCAAGTGCCTGAAAATATGTGCAATCACATCCGCCGTCCATGCGTTTCCCAGCATTTTGTATCTTTGATTATCGCTTACACCTTCAGTATAGTTATCTGTAAGAGTCTGCAACCTCTCACACTCAATCGGTGTAAGCTTACGGATATAACCTTCTATTAGCTCCCCATGCTTATCAGTTGCTGTAAGGGTGTAAAACTTTTGACCATCATTAAATCGTTGTCCATTCTGTCGTTTTTCTACTCTATCCGGAGTTATGCAGCCGAATAAGTAAAGTCCTGTTTTACCTCCCAGCCCTCCGGCATCACTGCATAGGGTTACTGATTTATCGTTGATGTAATAAACCTTATTTCCTTGAGAGTCAGCCTTGAAATATCCAACCTTACCCTTCTCGACTTCATTTTCTATTATTTGCAAAGTTTTACTAAAAGGCACTATGTACTTTTCCAAACACTCGAACACAAAGTTGCCATTCCAATTTAGATATTGCCTTGCAGTCATGGTTAGTGCTTTTTCAGGACTTACTGCCACATAGGACTTACTTATAAGCCTGTCTGCTGTTTCCTTGAACCATTTGCACCATGATTCCGACATCGCCATATCTAAATCAGCTGTTTCATGGACTATATCTTTAAGTAAAACACCCTTGTCTTCGGGTTGCCTTATATCTGCTATATTAGTCCAATATAACCTTTTTCGTCTTTGTGCTGATACTAAAGCACTGTCAATCATGACAGGCTGTACCCCGAGATAACTGGATATTACATCCTGATATTCCTTTTTCATTCTCACATTTTCTAGTAAAAACTTGATATTAGGATTTACTGTCCTTAAGTGATTTAGGATGTCCACATACTCGAAAAACAACTTACTTCTCTCGTCTTCAAAATTTAGTTGTTTTCCCGCAAAACGGAAACCTTGACACGGACTGCCGCCTATTAGCAAATCTATATTTGCCCAATCAACATTCCATTCTTGCCAATTTCG